GCCAGTCCGCCGCCGCTTCCACGCACCAGAACGGCTTGACCACCTCGGCGGGCTTTGCGTCCGGCTGGATCACCAGCGCCACAGACGGCGCGAGGCGCTTCGGCCTGAAGCGGTGTTCCTTCGCGTAATCGTCCATGACCTTGTAGCCCGACACGCGGAAAAACCAATGCACGTCACCCTCTAGGCTCGGCTCTATGCGGGCCTCGTCAACGTGGGTATGACCCGCGACTAGGATGTGGTCACGGTGGCCGAAGAGGATCTCCCGCTTCATGCCGTGGGTGTCTGAGAACTGGCTCTTGCCGGGGAAGTCGTGGCGGGCGTGAAGCCTCACCTCTTTGCCGTTTGGCCACCGCAGGGCCAGCCTAGCGCCGTGCGACTGATGAGCGCCGGCCGACACGATGAAGCGGAGAAGGTCGCCGCCCTGGTTCCAGAGGTCGTGGTTTCCATTCACGACGAAGAGGTTAGGCGCGAGGCCAAGCATCCACTCGGTCAGCCGTAGCCCGTCGCTGAAGGTCGTGCTCTGGTGTGCGTACAGACGTGCTAACCGGCCTACCCAGTTGTTGGTGAGGTCGCCTATATGCCCGGCGTACATCCCTTTGGTGCGTCCAACGGTGGACAGATCATCCTCTAGCCGTCCAATGTCGCACCCGTCATCGTCCACATGGGGATCGCCGACAAGCAAGACACCGATAGGGCCGGGGTCGTTCACTTGCACGTCGATGAGGTTTGCCCACTTCTCATGAGCCTGCTGCCGCGCCAGGCCCAGCCGCTTGCGGGCGATGAGTTCGGCCAGCGGTTCGTTCGGGTCAGGGGCCGGGGCTACGCTGACGATCTTGTCAACGTGAACCCGCTGCATGTTGGCTGCTCTGAGCCTGCACTGAAGCGTGCCGCGGGGGATGCCCAGCTCTTCGGAGGCTTTGCAGACGTTGCCGCCGTTGCGTTCAAGCGCGGCCACCGCTTCGGCCATCTTCTCTGCGGTCATCTTGTGGGCCGGCATTACTGGCTCCCTCGATGCTGGCCGCAGTAGTCGTCTGCAGCAGACACCACCGGCCACATGGAGAACGCACCGTCCTCCACGTCATAGAGCACGCTGGGCGGGTTAATTCGGCACTCGCCTATGCTCGGTTCATCCGCCTCGGGCTTGAAGTGGAGGCAGTTGCTGCACGTTCGATCACGGGGCGCTGGCCCCTTGGTTTTCGGGGCCATTGGGTCAGTCCTTAGTGATTCCGGTCACGTACTGCTGCAGCGCTTCTAGCTGCGCGGCTGTTCGGTCAGCAGCTCCTGCCATCGTTTGAATAGCCGCTGCACATTCGTTGACCACGACGACGAGTCGGGCGGCGACATCAGCTCGGGCGGCGGAGGCGGAATCGTCGGGGGCTTGGGCGACACTGCTACCGAGCGTGTCGCGCAGCCGGTCAAGCTCATCACGAGCACTGTCAGCGTCAGCACGGACGCGAGTGGATTGGGTCGCATAGATTTTGGCTGCCTTTCTCGCATTGGCTGCGAACTCGTGCTCCTGCGCGCGGGCCTGCTGCTCGGCAAAGGCCAGTTGCTTTGCGGCAACTTGTCTTTCCTTGGCCAGCGTGTCGGTCGCGGAGTCGAGCCGCCATGTCTGCACGCCAAAGGCGACGATTGACGCCAGCAAAGCAGCGCCGAGAGCGCGGGCGATCACAAGCGCCTCCACAAGCGCCGGGCTGTAACGCTGCGGCACAGGTCATAGGCTGTCACTGCCAAGCCGATGAGCACCAGCGGCAAGAACAGAACCACCGGCGCGACGAGATTGGCAAGCCGCCTCACGAGCGCCACCAGCGCAGCACAGCCTCAGCCCACTGCTTCACTGTCGCGCGCCAGTTGTCGATTGTTCGTGCCATTGGGAGCCTTCACTTTCTGGACGGTGTTGCCGGTGATGTAGGCCCCGACAGTGCCAATGACGACCAGCGCGTAAGTGCTGCCGGCCGGGTCGAGCTTGCCGAAGAACTGCAGGACGGTCGTGGCGATGCCGCAGCCGAGCGTCAGCAGGAAGCGCCGGCCGCCGAAGGTGTCAAGCGTCATCGTCAGCCCCCAGAGCGCTCATCCGCGCCTCGTGTTCGCGCTGCTCTCTGCGGTCCCTGCGCCAGCCGAGCCACGCATTGGTGGCGAAGCCCGCAGCCGCCAGCAGCACGCCGATAAGGGCCATGCCCTCGCTCGACAGCAGCCACCCGCCGACAGCAGCGGAAGAAGCACCGCCATACGTTGCGATCTTGGCTGCCTCCGAGGCGATTTGGTCGAAGGTGTGGGGGTTGCTGTTCATGGTCAGTCGCTTGCCCGCGCCAGTTCCTCAGGCGTGTATTTCTTGTGCGGCTGCTCGCCCAGCTTCCCGCGAAGTTGCGCAATCTCGGCCGTAGCAGCGGCTAATCGAGCTTCGGACTCGGCCAGCGCGTTGAGCGCCTGATTCCGTTGGACGGCTAGTTGATTGGCGACAAGTTCGACGTGCGTCATCACATCCCCCACGGTTCGGCGGATTGCAGGGCCGCGGCGACTTGCGCACGGACACGACGGCAGGCGGCCTCATGCGCCGCGATAAGTTCGATAATGTTCATGTGTTGATGAAGCCGTGAGTGCGGCAGTCGTTGATGAGGGCGGCCAACGCTTGGGCCGTCTGCGAAAGCGTCGCCGTGCTGGCGTCGAAAGCCGCGGGCCGGACAGCGGCGTTTGCGATACCCCAGCCAGTGATCCGCGCCCCGAGTACGCGCGTCCCGTTGAGCCGGTATTCGCCGCCGCTCGTTTCGATGTTCACCACGCCCTGCCCGCCATCGTCCACAAACGAGACTCGCGCGCTGTTGCCGGCGTTGTTGGTCAACACGAACTTGCCGCCAGAGCCCGGCGCCAGAATCATGTTGTTGGACGAGTCGTTGAAGATGAAGCCGTGCGTGCTGCTGGTGCCGCTGAAGCGCAGCCGATGCCCGTTAGTCAACACGACCGCCGCGTCGTTGTAGGTGGCGCTGCCGCTGTTCACCAGCGAGTTCATGGTCGTGGCGCCGTTCGGGCTCACGCCCGCGCCGGTCACGCCAGAGATCACGAGGCCGTCCGAGAACGAGCCGCCGCCTACACCGCCGATCTGGATGGCGTTGGCAGTCATCGCCACGTTGAAGGCGTTGATGTAGAGGCCAGCAGTTCCCGCACCAACCGTCGTGCCGCCAGTGGGCTGCACGTCGATTTCCATGCCGACGAGCTTGGTGCCCGTCGTGCCGGTGGCGTTGCGAACGAGGATGTTTGCGCCGAACACCGTGTCGTTGTTCGTGCGCGCGTTCGCAGAGGCGATCAGCGCCACCACGTCGCCGGGGCTGTTGTTGTTGTTCGCGTAGAAGAACCCGACACAGAGGGGTGAGCCGCCGGCAGACGGCACCGTCGTCGAGGTGAACTCGCGCGAGAAGCCCCAATCCGTGTAGGTCTGCTGCGCCCAGATGCCGGCCTCGTCTTCGAGCTTGAACGAGGAAATCTCGAACAGGTTCTGAATCTGCATCTTTGATGCAGCGACCGGGGTTTGGTTGCCGACAACCCACTTGCTCAGGTTGTCCGCGTTGCGCTGTGCGTTGCTCATGCGGTCACCACGTCGAAAGCATTGCCGGGATGTAGAGCACGGTCCCGTCGAGTTGTTGAATGCGGATCGTCCGGTTGGCTGCGAAGCTGCCCGGGGTCGCTGCTGCGGTCGAGGCGATGCCGAACTGCGGAATGCCGGTGTCGTTCAGGCGGAACAAGAGGTTGTTTGATGCGTCCGTGAACTTGAGGCCGGTCCCGTCGTGAAATAGCTTCCTAGACAGCGCAGCGTTAAACGCAATTGGCTGGCTCTCAGCCATCGCCAAAGCAGCCTGGCCGACCGTGGCCTCCGTTGCGTCAAAAGCAATGTCTACCGTTGCGCTTGGAGCGAATCCATACGCTCGATTGACCTTGGAGCCGGTTTCTGTCTGGATGCGGAAGCCCCACGAAAGTGTCGGAGACGCCCCGCCAGAATCGCGCTTACGCAGAGCCATGTCATAGCCAACGCGAGTGCGGTTTGCGTCCGTCCCGTTGGCCGTGAAAGACAGCTCACAGCCGACCGCACCGCTTGTCGGGTCGGTCTGCCAGTCGATGATCTCGTCAGTGCCGCCCCACGTCGGGCCAGCACCGGGGTACTTGATGCCCTGCCGATAGGCGCCGACGTTCTCACCGAACGGGGAGCGGTTGTGAACAACGAAGCACCCAGCCCACTCGAAAGACGTGGCCGTGGAAGGTAAGCCCGGGCTGCTTTCGACAAACGTATCGCCACGAATCGCGGAGTTCACCAACCCAGGCGTTCCGCCGCTGTAGTTAGCGCGGCGGCGGAAGTGGAACGATGCTTCGTCAGCAGGGCCGCCCGCCTCGTCTTCGGCTATCCCCTTGCTGCTAAGGGACGAGATCGGCACGCCTGTAGCCAGCGGCCGACCAGCGAAGAACACAAACGTCCGCGAGCGAGTGGAGGCCGCCGCCAGCGTCAACTGCGTCGAACTGTTTTCGGTGAAGTCGCCGCCCGCTGCGGTGAAAACGACGCCATCACAGATACCCCATACGCTGTTTGTCCCTACTGTGTAGGTCAACGAAGTGAACGTCACCACCGTATCACCGGCCGCCACGGTTTCAATTTCGTGCGCGTTGGTGAAGGTCGATTCGTAGACTTGCTTAATGATGGCCGACAACGCCCGCAGGTAGTTGTCGCCCTCGGTCGGAGAGTCAGACCCGCTCGGGCTGTTACTTGCCGCCGTGGCGGATAGATCAGCGATGCTGTTAGGGATTGGCATAACACTTCCGGGGGTAGAAGTAAAACGCCCAAGGGGTTAGCCTCGGGCGCATGAAAAACTTACTTGTCCTGCTCGTCGTGCTGCTTGCCGCCTGCGGAGGCGGAAGCGAAGAAGACGAAGACGTGGCTGTCAGGAAACCGCCGTGCGCGACTGATCCGCGCGTGTGCTCTTAGACGCGGTACTGACCTGTGAAGTACAAGCCAGCCGTACCCGTCACTAGGCTGACGTTGGCAAAGAAGTTGAACGTGTCCGACTCTTGCACCGCGTTCGTCGAAGTGCTGGCCGCATTCACAGTGACCCGGGCCGGTGCGTACTGCGAACCATCGCGCCACTCGCCATAGAGGAACGTGAACGCTGCGGGGGCGTAAGGGAGCCCGCTGATCGACGCGTTGCCCGAGCCCGTGTGCGCGGTCCACGTCAGGCGGATCTCGTACATGACCCGGTTGCCGATGCGCGTGAACGTGCCGACTTGCTCGGCGTAGGTGCCAGCGCCGGCAGAGACAGAGCCCACCGCCGCAGGGGTGAACGTGCCTTCTTCGTACCAGTCCAGCGTGTTCGCGTCCGACTGCGCCGCGTTGCCTGCCTTCAAGCCTGCCGCGAAGGTCTGCAAACCAGCCCACGAAGCAGCGCCGGCCATCGTTCCTGAGAAAGTGGCAGACTTGACGGTCCCGGTGTCGCTGGTGCCGTTGAGCTTGTCCCGCAGGGTAGCGATGAACGCACCATGCGAGCGGAGATAGTTGTCGCCCTCTCCGGGCGTCTCAGAACCGGCCGGGCTGTTGCTGCCTGCGGTCGTTGAAAGGTCGTTGATGCTGGACGGAACAGGCATGAAAAAACCCGCACAAGGCGGGCTCCGGTATGGATGACGAGGACTTGAGAAAGGCGCTCGCCGCGCCCCTCGGCATTGCTTTCTGGTGGTTAGTTCTTGGCTGGCGTGCTCGCCGTGCCCGCCCCAAGACCCGCGACCCCGAGCAATCGCGCAAGGCTGGATATCTCTTCGGGCGAAAGGTTCGCGCGCTTTGGCAGCGTGGTGTTGACCGCTGACTGAGCGCGGGCCGCGTTCTGCAAAGCGCCGATCACCGGCAGGCTGTTTGACAGCGCGCCACCTACCCCGCCAAGGCGGGCCAGCGAGCCGAACAGCACGCCGCCCGGGTTACCGCCACGCGCCACGGTGCCCCATGCAGGCTCCGTGTTGGCATAGGCCGCGATCCGGGTCAGCCGGTTGATGCTTGCCAGTTCGTCGGCGCTGAAGAAAACGCGCAGCTTTTCCTGACCAATGCTTTTGATGGCTTGCTGCAACCCGGCCGGGCTTGCCATCTTGTCGCCTGTCGCGTTGTTCTTGAACGCGCCTTCGTAGATCACGCGGGCGATCTGCTTACGAGCTTCGCCCACCATGTCGTCGGGGATGACTTCCTTCAGCCGCTTCAACTCGTTGACCTTGCCGCCGACGATGTAGCGCTGCACGAAGTCATCAGGGGCGGCTTTGCCCTTGACCACCGCGTCAAGCGCAGGCACCGCGTCGAGCAGTGAAAAGCGCTCGGCCGCCAGCTTGCGCGCCGGGCCGAACGGGTCGCCCTGCGCGCCGTCGCCAGCGTCAAGGATCGACTTCTTCACCGCAGCACGGAGCGCGCCAAGAGAAGCGTTCTGCCCGTCGTCCAGCGCGTTGATCTGCTTCAGCAGCTTGTCGGCCTCTTCGTAGTTGAAGATTTTTCGCTGCGTCATGCCGTCGTCGCCGACGATGCCGAACGTCTTGAGCCGCGAGGCCACGACAGACGGAACAGCGTTACGCTCGGCGCCGACCCCGAAGTCATCGATCACGGCCTGCACGTCTTGCGCGAGCCCCTGCATCGGCACGGTCCATTCCTTGCCGGAAGAGGAGCGCGCGTTCTGGTAAGCCCGGCTAACAGAGGCAGACATCTTCTCGTCCACTTGCTTCAGCTTGGCAATCATCTTCTCGCCGACCGCGAACGGCTCACCAGCAGCAGGCCCGCCGAGCTTCGTGAGCTTGCTCGTCAGCCCTTGGTTCTGCGCCGTCAGCGTGTTCTGCACCGGCTCGCCGACACCCTCGATGCCGCGCACGTTCATGTCGCGCGAGTATTGGCCGGGGTCGCGGGTGACCTGACCACGGAGGTACGGCAAATCCTCGGCGTCGAAGTCCATCTGCCGCAGCATAGACGGCGCGTCGAGCTTCTGGCCCTTCTTCGTAGCGTCGAGCACTTGCTGCCGCAGTTGCCGAAGCGTTTCGGGCGGGATGTTCCCCGCCTCCATGCCCGCCTCGCGCATGACCTGTTGCAGCGCCATGTCGGCTTCGAGCGAAGCACGAGCGCCCAACACAGACGGATCGGTAAACTTGGCCTGCAGCCGCTTCACAGCAGGCGCCACAAGGTCAAACGCCTTACCCAGCACCGGAGTAGCCACAGCGCCACCAATGGCCCCTGTGATGCCCTGGCCGAGCTTCTGCGCGCCGAATCCTGTCTCCGACGTGTCGGTGACGGGGGTCAGCAGCGTGCCGCCCATCGCGCCAGCGACCGCCCCCTGACCCGCCCGGCCGAGCGTTGTCATCGCCCCTTGCGGGCTGACGCGGGCAAGCGCCAGCGTGACGGGGTTCACGACGTTGCCGAGCAGGCGCATACCGTCAAAGCCCGGCGCCTCAGTGCTCCCGGGGGGGCGCGAGTTCCAACGGGCCGTCTGGTAGTCAACCTCAGACTGCCCGATGTCTTTGTCGAGCTTCAGCGCCTCGTCGTCGAGGTACTTGCTCACCACGTTCGGCAGGAGCCCGCCAAGCGACGTGATTGCCGACAGCCCGCGCGGCAGCAGTTGCGCGCCTGCATCAATTGGGTCTTTCATGCCCTTGACAGCGCGACCCACGGGCGAAGCGAGCAGTCGATCACCAAACGTCGCAGGCTTCGGCGCCGCCTCCGCTTGATCCTGCGCCATGCGGATAAGGTCCGCGTCGGGCGTGTCCTCGGGGGCCTTGACGACGATCACGCGGCCATCGGGAGCCGTGATCTTGAAGTCCTTCATCGTTGGACCTTCCATGCGTTCATGTCGCCGACGACCGGGTTCTCTGCGATGAATTGCGCCGCTTCGTTCATGAAGCCGTTGTCAAGCTGACCATTCCGCTGCACGTAAGCACGCGCCAACTCGCCGAGCTTGATGTTCCGGTTTGCCGCGTTGCGCATTGTCTGCGTGATTTGCTTGCGGCCTTCGGCGGTCTTCGACAGGTCCGGCACTTGCAGCAAGAAGTTGTCAAAGTCCTTATCCGTCATCGGGCCGGTGCCGGGCTGGCGGAAGCCGCCTGCAATCTCGCGCGCCAGTGCCTGAGAGGCTTCCTTGTTGCCGAGCTTTGGATCGATCTTGATGCCGAGCGAGTTCGCCATGCTGGCAACTTCAAGGCCAGCCGGGGCGAGCCTGCCGCCGTCCACGCCTTCAAGCAGTTGCGTCATGCGCTCCAACTTGCGGATCTGAGAAGGCGCCGCAAAAGACTCGCGGTTGATCTGCCCCATGAGTTCGCTGAACTCTTTGCCCTGCGCCGCTGTGAAGGCGTTCTCCTGCCGTTGCGTGCCCACGTTGACGTTGGTCGCGGGCTGCTTGGTGGACCGCGACCATGCTGGATAGTCGAGCGTCGTGCGGCCCTTCTCCCGCTCTTGTAGCCAAGTGTTGTAGTCGGTGGACAACTTGGGGGCCTCTGGCCTCGAATCGACAAGCGTTGTCGGCCGACCAGTCAACAGGTCGAACTGCACAATTCGCTGGTTGTCGCTTACCACTTCGCGCTGCGGCTTCGGCGTCAGCGCCATGCGCTCCTGCATCGCGCGCACCGGCCCGGCTATCTGCCGCAGGCGTTGGAGATAGCCCTCTTGGTCGAACGTGGGCGCGGCTTCGCCCGGCTGGCCCACGTCGCGGTTATCCATGAACTCGGGCTTGACCATCGACTGCATCGGCAGCTTGGCGATGTCGTTCTCACGCTGTGCCGCGTCACGCTGGAAGCCGAGCATCTGCTCTTGAATGCCACCAAGCCGGCGCCGGTCCTGCTGCTGGCGCGTCTGCTGTGCCGCGTTCAAGCCCGCCTGCCCCGCCTGCCCGAGCGCCGGGAACAGCTTGCCGCGCGACTGAAGCAAGGCAAGGCCAGCGTTCAGCAGGCCCATACGCATCGCTTCGTCGCGGTTCGGGTCGCCTGTGCCGTTAAGAAGCGCGTCGAAGATGCCCATTTCAGCCCCCAGTGCCGCCAGTGATGGAAGAGCGCCAGTCGTCCACGCCTGTCAACCCGCTGCCGCCGTTGAAGTCGCCGCCCAGCAGACCGCCGGTCGGGAACCGCGCTGCCATGTCTTGAGCCGGCGCGAGTTGCGGCGGCTGGAAGATGGCCGGCTGGTACGCGGGCGGCTGGTAGTAACTCGGCATTGCGCCGAATTGGCCCATGCCGGTCATGCCGTAGGGCGACTGGCCGCCCATGCCCATTGCTTGCGCTCGCCCCGGCTGCTGCGGGATTTGCATTTGCCCGCTCATTTGCCCGCCCATCTGCCCCGGCTGCTGAAGCTGCTGCATCAGATTGCCGAGCATGTTGCTGTTTCCGCCGCCCATCACTTACCTCCTGCGGCTTTGCCAGCCGATGCGCCTGCAGCCGCCCCCATCGGGCCGCCGAAATACATACCAGCACCCATCAAGCCAGCGCTCAGAAGCGGGGCGAGCGGGTCTTGCCCGGGGCCTGTTTGCGTGCTGCCGAAGTTCATGCCCACGCCTTGCCCGAGCGTTGCCAACTGCTGGCGCGGGTAGTTCTGCGCCTCGGTGAATCGACGGTAGGCGTCTGACAGGTTCGCTTGCTCTTGGCCTTGGAAACCCGCGCCCGCCTGCAGAAGCCGGTCGGCGTCGGTGTAGTCTTGATTCGCCAGCGTCGGGGCCATGCCGAGCGCGTTTTGCATAAAGCCACGCTCGCGGGTGTAGTCCTGCCCGCGAATGGACGACGACAGGTCGCCAAGGGTTCGCGCCGTCGTCTCCATGACCCCGGAGTTGCCGAACGACCCCGAACGCGCGTTCAGCGTGTCCATGTTGCGCATCACGTCGCGCGAGGCCATGTCCACCATCTTGTCGAGATGCGGGTTGCTGTTCAAGTAGCCGCCCTGCAGCGTCTTCAGCGCTTCAGCGTTGGCCCCGCCCATGACCGGCGAGCCCTGGATGGCACGCTGCGCCATTGCGTTCAGGCCGCCCGACTGGTACGGGTTCATCTGCGCCACCGTCGCCCCGGTGTAGGGGGTGTACGGCATGTCAGCAACTTGCTGAGTGCGCTGCATGAAGTTTTCTGCATAGGGCTGCATGAACTCAGGCAGTCCTTGGGTAACCGTATCGCTTCCGCCCATGTCTAGACCCTCGCTTCAAACGTCGTATAGAGGCGCTTAACGCCAAACTTGCGCTCCATGCCGCGAATAAGTTCATCCCGACACGCGCCCCTGATTGACGAGCACCCTTCGGCTCGCGCCACATCACCGAGGAGCCGGAACATCGCCGGGCCGGTGTTGTCCTTTGCCGCCATGCCGTACACGTACAGCACGCGGATATTCGGCAGTTGTTGCACTTGCACAGCAGCCCACGCCGGATAGGTGCCGTCCACTTCCAGCCCGATGAGGTTGCGCTCACCGCGGGCTAGAAGCATCTTCAGTTGGCTTGCTGTGATCTCGTCCTCGGCCCACTTGCAGGCTTCTGCAAGCATGGAGGCACCATCCCGCCACGCCTGATCGACAAACGCGGGCGGGACGTGAATCAGCTTCACTCGTAGTAGCCCCGGAAAGTGACCAGCGTCCAAATGACCTGAGAGCCCGTCGCCGTGCCTTGAATGAACTTCGCCACCGCGCCGACCAGTTCACCAGGCGCGACGACGATGGGCGCGCTGCTGAAGTCTTGTTGCAAATTCTCCGCCTGCGCGCCGATGGCCGAGCCGACAACCCACGATTGAATGCCGACGCCGACACGCCGCGCCGCCTTCACCGTTGCCGTGACAAACGATCCGCTTTCAGCCGTGGCAAGGCTGTTCAACTGCGTTCCACCGAAGGCAATCGACCACTGCACCGTGGTGGGCGTGGTTGCCACCGCCGCGCCGATGTTGACGCTGCTGATGTGGATACCCGTGATGACGAGGTTCCGGCCGGTAATGTTGATCGTGGCCGCGGGATTGGTGAACGCAGTCACCCAACCATCGACACCCGGCACGGTCGCGGTGATGCCAACCTGCCCGCCCAAGCCCGTAGCAAGGGCCGTGGTCTGCGACAGCGCAGCACCCGTCACCGTGGTGGCCGCCGTTGCGTTCGGCAACAGGGCAGACGTGCCCATCGTGCCGCCGTTCTGGCCTTGGTAGGCCGACTGCCCCATGATGCATTGCTGCTGGCCCCACGGGCGGCTGCTCACCACGTCCATGAGGCCCACGCCGACGCGGGACACGCGCATCGTGTTCGTGTTCGACACGTTGCCCGTGTTGAACTTCATGATGAACATCGGGAGCGAACCCTGCAAAAATGGCAAGCCGTTCGCCGCGGGGATGTCCATGTGCCCGAGCAGCTTGTCGTCAAGCCAGAACAGAACCTCGCGCTCGCCCACGACCATCAAGAACTTGAACATGCTGCCGACTGTCAGCGCCGACAGCGGGAGTTCGGCATCAAGCGCATCTTCGACCGCAGTGCCGTTGAACGAGATGACGCCAAACACGCCGGCCGACGTGATCTTGAGCCAGCAGCCGTCAGTCGGCACCGTGGTGGCCGCGCTCGGCAGGCCCAAGCCCAGCAGGAACACCTCGCCCGAAACCATCGCGGCGGTGAACTGGCCGAAATAGGCTTCAACCGCCAGCGGGGCAGTGTTGACCAGCGGGAAATACTGCTTCGTGTGCATGAACGCGCCATGCGCGCTCGTCGTGCCTTGCACCGCCGAGAAATTCACCGTACCCGCGCCGGGTTGCGCAGCCGTCAGCGTGTTGAAGACGTAACGCCAAACGGCCGTGTTCTGCGCGCTGTAATTGAAAACATCGTGGAACAGCACCGAATCGACGCCAACGCGTAGCCGGTAGTCGGGCGACGTTTCGGGGCTCTTGAGGTACGGCGCACCAGACAACGTGCCGTCGTCGTTCTCGGTCATCAGGCGGGCATACCCCGACTGCGCGAGGACTTGCGGGAGCGTCACCAGCGCGTTGCCGTTGCCGTCGTTCTTGAGTTCGCCCGCAGTGGACGAGAGTGCAATCTTTGCGCCAGCCATTAGGCCCCCAAACACATGACAGAGTAGGAGCCCTTTGCTTCAGGCTCTGAATAGACGGTGACGGTGAAACCGACGCCCGCCGCAAGGTCGCTGATGACCGTGGTGAAGTTCAGCAGGCGCATCTCGTCGGGGTCAACGCTTGCCGGCGTGAGCACATGCGCGACGATCTCGCTGTTGACCGTCACCCATGTTTGCCCGGTCACCACGACCGAGGCTTTGTCGGTGAACGACGCGCCGAAGTCCACCGTGGCGGTTACCGCATTGGCGCCGCCACCACCACCCGCCGCCGCCCAGGTCATATCACCGCGCAGGTAGGTTGTCGCGTTGGCAGTGCCAGACCCAAGCTGCAAGGGGTCGGCGAATCCGTTGACGATCTGCACCCGACGATTGATGGCGCGGGCGAACAGTTGCAGCGTGTCGTACAGAAACGCACGGAGCGAACCCGTGACGCTGATCGGAACCTGAGTGTTCTCGTTGATCTTCATCGCGCGCCCGCCGGTTTGATGTCGGCCTTAACACCGCCCACTTCGACGTTGCCGGTGAACTGGAAGGCAAAGCGGTGCCACTTGCCAGCTTGCCGGGTGTCAAACTTCGAGCCGCTCATGGTTCCCGCTGCCGTTACAGAGCCGGTCAGCCCCAAGCCGGTTTTGACAGAGCCCGTCACGGTGCCGGTCGTCGGCTCCGTGTAGAACCGCAAGCGGACACGAGAAACGAAGGAAGCCGTCGAGTCGTCGCCGATGTCGCCCGTGGTCAGGCTTGACGGCTCACCCGAGCCGGTCAGCGTCTTGAGGTTGTGGTCAGTGTCGAACACCGCCACAGCACGACCGGAAACCTGCCAAGACTGCGAATCCCACGGCACATCAGGGAGCCCGTCCCATGTGGCCGACAGGGTGGACAACGTGTCCCAAGTCAGACCCCCGGTGACGTAGTTCATCGCCGCCTCGATGGTGCGGTTTGCCCGCCCCCACCGCTTCGAGGCAAGGTGATAGACCAGCGCCGAATCAGGGTTCCCGCTGCTCAACGTGGATGGGTAGTAGATCCACACCCGGCCGTTGTTGCGGTCATAGGTGACGATGGTTCTGTACTTGTACTGAGCCGATAGGTCGTCGTAGAACCACTGCCGAACCACGTTTTCGCTGATCGGGATCGGGCGGGAGCCGTCATACAACCAAATATTGTCCTCGCCGACGAAGATATGCGCGCCGCCGATGTCGGTCACGGCTTCAGGTCCGACGCACCCCTGATCGCCTGGCACCCGCTGGAAGTCGAACACCGTAGGAGGTCCAGCGTACTGGCCGAGGAACATCTCCCGGGCTTTGTAGACCACCAGGCCCGAGCCTAACTGCGCGCCCGCAGTGATCTCACCGCCGCCACCGATAAGACGGCCGGTTGTGCATTGCGTCGCCGTTGATGGGGTCCAATCCTGTGCATCTTGAAAGGCCGAGCACCACCACCGATCCGGGCTGTCCCCGTAGGTCGCCGAGGCCGTGGCGTCTTGCGTGTTGAGGGCCACCACAAAGTTAGGCACGCTGACCAGAATCCGCGCCTTCGGGGCTCCTGCAACGGCTGCAAACGTGCCCGCCGTGCTGTACTGAAGCTGGTCGTTGTCGTTCGTTGCTAGAGCCACGTCACCGAAAGCAGCAAACGACCAGCGGTTTTCAGACGAGCCGCCATAGGTCGCACTAACCCCGCTCCATGTGCCCGACGCCAACTCGTACAGCCGCGTTTGTGTACCTGCGAACGTGCGCCGAGTGCCTGCAGTCTTCTGCAGCACCGCAGCGCCCCTGCATTGAGCCGGCAGCGCCCCGAGGCCAGAGATAGACACCGCAGCAGGAGCCGAGCGCATACCGCGCGAGGTCGGCACCATCTGCACGCAATCGGTGACCACTCCCGGCGCGGCTGGGTCGAGGTCGGGGGAAAAGCCGAGAAGCGGATTCACGCCGTCCTCACCGCCAGAGTGCCGACAAACTTCTTCTCAGAGTTGTCGCGCTTGATCTGCTTCATCTCGCCGTCGAACAGCGTGCGGTATGCCATCGCGCCGTCGAAGTCCTTGCAATAGACCGCCGCGTGAACCAGCGCCCCGTATAGATAGGCCGCAGGATGGCCCGACAGGATTGCGTTGGACGGCTCCGAGTCCGACAGCGGCGTGAAGTTCGCGTTGTAGGTCAGGTTCAGCGTGCCAGAGCCACCGTCTGCCGTCTTGATCGTGCCGCCGATGATGCTGTAGTAGTTCACCGTCGAGGGGTCGCTGAAGTTGACGCGGTTCAATTCGTCGGGGCTGATGTAGCGAAGGGTCCGCTCAGGCGAGCCAGCCCACGACACCGCGCGGGCAGACGCAAACCCCGTGGGCAGCGTTCCAGAGCCATCGGTCACGGTCACGGTGCCGGTCGTCTCGAAGCCTTGCAGCTTCAGCACGCGCTGCATTTCCGATTCCGCGAGGTCAATGAACGTGTCCACGACCGAGGACAGGTCGTTGCGCTCGTAGAAGTCCGCGATCTCAGTCTTTAGCGCGCTGTACGTCGTCGCCATGGGGCTTCCTTGCAGTGATTCGCATGTCTCGCGCGGGTTGATGGGTCAGGGGTTCGCAGACTTCGATGTCAACGAATCCGAGCATTTCCAAGCCGATGGCAAGCTCCTGCTCGGAGTAGCACCACCGATGGCACATGGCCTCGCTTTGGTACGAGGGGTCACCGAACAGGCCGAGGATCGTCAGGCGCGGATTCGGTGCTTGGCCCGACTCCATTGCCTCGGCGTACAGGCCGACGATCTTGTCTAAGCACGGCATCTCCAGCACCAGCAGACCGCCAGGCTTCAAGACGCGGAACCAGTCCTTTAGGATGCTCGGCGCCTGCCACCGATAGAAGTGCTCCAGCACATGAATCGCGTGCGCCTCGTCCGCGTAGCCGTCGGGCAAGGGCAGCGGCTTTGTCAGGTCGCACTCGATGTCTGGCTTGGTGCCCGCCCAGTTCCCGGGCAGGTCAATATTGACGAACCCGGGCAGCAGCTTCGCCCCGCAGCCGATGTTCAGCTTGACAGGGCCGCTATCCATTGCTCGCCGATCCTTTCGGGGCTGTAGGTCTGTGCAACGTAGGCTTGTGATGCCTTGATGCGCCGCATCACTTCATCCTGATTCGACAGCGCCCACTTCACGCCATCCTCGATGTCGCCGATGTACACACCGAGGTCTGCATAAGCCGGCAGGAACCCCGCCACCACGAACAGGCCCCGGCGAATGCTCTCTATCGCCCGGTTGCCTGACTTGCACAAGCTCTTGCCGGTCGGAATCACGACGATGCCCGCGCGGTCGAAGGCCCGATCCATCGTCTCAGGCGACCATTGCGTGATCCCGTGGACAGCCGGCAGCGTGGTGACGATCTCCAGCTTCTCCAGCCGGCTCATCCACGGCATGAGGTCGCCGAGGTTCGACTGATGCCCGAACCACAACAGCGAGTCATGCACCCGCGCCTCTTTCTCAGGCTGCTCGAACGGGTCAGGGATCACCACCGCCTTACGTCCAGTCCGCTCATAGACTTTGCGGGCCATCTCGTCTGAGTTGACCGTCACCACGTCAGCAAGCCGACAGCCGCTCACGTAGTGGTCAGCGTGCGGGCCGTCAAAGTGGTCGTCGCACACGTCGAAGCACACATTGTCGAAGCCGGCCACTTGCTGCCGCCATGACCAGCCGTGTTTCCCAATCACGAGCCAGTCAGTGCCGATCCCGTGGCCGGCTTTCTGTAGCTGCTGTGCCGGGATGATCGACCGATACCGGCTCGACGCCAAGTGCGCGCCGAAGTGCCTGAACGTCACGTTCAAATCAGAACCTCCGTGGCCTGGCGCTTGGTTTCCAGCCATTCCGCGCCGTGCTCGCAGTCGCGGTAGTGCGCGATGTCAGGAACGCCCAACGTGTAGTGCGCCAGCTTCGCGCCCGGGTCGGCGGCCTGCTCGTTGACGAGGTGGTTCCACTCGGCCGGCAGCGCTCCGATCTCATCGTCCGTCAGATGCTCGAAGCGGTGCAGCTTGGCGCCTGTTGCGTCCATCACATAACGCGGCGTAAGCAGCCGATTCGACGGGTGCCCGCAGTTCCAGAGGATCACGCTGCTCCAGTTCTTCCGCGGGTAGCTGGCGTTAATCGTTTCCATTGACGTGCCCCGGTACTTCAGCGGGTGCCGCGTCTTGTAGTCATGCTGAACAACCTGCACCGCGCACTGTTCGTCGCGCATGTTCCAGAGCTTGGTGATGTCGTCCCTGACCAGCATGTCGCCGTCAGCAAAGATCGCCCATCCCTCGTACCCCATCAAGTGCGGGACAAGGAAACGCGAGTAGATGAATGCGTTGGAGCCGTCTGTGTGCGTCTCTTCGTAGTCATGCAACAGCGACAGCGCCAGCGGGTGAAACGCCACACGACTTGACGAGTGGTTGATCACTGACTGGCAGAAGACGTGATACGCCACGGCTTCCCTCGGGTCGAAACCCACAAACAAGGGGATCATTGATGAGCCTTTCAATGGTTGATTTCCAAGACTCGCCCTCCCGTTGTTTGAACAACGAGGCCGAGCGATACCAGGGCATCGAACCATCCGGAAGACAGTAAATCCAGATCGTCCGTGAAGGGACCAAGATGATCCCGGGGACACCCAGCGCCCCCGCTAGGTGATGGGCGGTTGTGTGTACGCCAATCACCATGTCCAACTCGGCCACCATCGCGGCCGTGTCGTCATAGTCGTCTGTTTCACAGGCCCGCTTGTAGTGGCGGATCGGCAGTCCAAACTCCTTGATTTCCGCGGTCGGGTCTTTGTATTGCAGGCTGATCCAATCTGCGTCAATTGATTCGATCAGGCCACGCATCGCCTCCAGGCCGATGGCGCGTTCCTTTGGCTTGTTGTGCTTCGACCCACCTGACCAGCAAATGCCGATCTTTGGCTTTGGCCCGAATGAGTCGAACAACGCCCGCCACTGCGTTCGCCGTTCGGGATCAGCGATCAGATACGGAGTCCCGGGGCAGTCCTTCGGGCTTGGCCGGCAGAACTGCGGCATCTGGCCCACCGGCAGGGAAGCGTCAACCTGCACGCCCTCAAGCCACGGCACCGCTTCATCGCGGCGGGTGCCATGCACCTCGATGCCAGGGAACGAGCGGCGGAACAGACCTTCCAGCCGTTTGTCGCAGTCCACGATCACACGACCGCAGGCTTTCTCCATGTCCGGCAAGCACGAGGCGTACATGATCTCGTCGCCTAGCCCCTGCTCACCGTAGAACACCACCGTTTGACCCGGTGACCCATCCCACATGCCCTCATCGGCGTACTGGATCTGCTTGCGGAACTTGCCGCCGACACTGCTGCTGTACTGCTTCCAGCCCTCGGACCAGTTCCCGAGCGACAGGTTGCACATGCCAAGCGTGTTGGTTGCTGACTTGCCATTCGGCTCAATGGCTAAAGACTTGTTGCACCACTCGGCCGCTTTCTTAAAGTCGCGGTCGGCGAAATAGGTCATTCCCACGTTTGCCGAGAACAGCGGGCTTCGCTTGTTGCGGTTGTGCGCTTCAAAGAACGCACCCCGGGCCTTGCCGTTGTTGCCAAGCCCGGCGTAGCACATTCCGAGATTGTTCCAAGGCTCGGGACGCTCGGGCTTCAGTTGCGTGATGCGCGTGTAAAGGTTGACCGCCACGCCGAAGCGCTCGGCACGCGAATACACCTCCGCGATGACAAACAGCGCCAATGCGTCGTCGGGGTTCTTGTCAAGCGACAGCGCGGCGCGGCGGCTGGCCTCGTCGGGGTCGTCGTCGATAAGCTGCGAAAGCTCGTCAAACGAAGTCAAAACGCACCCCGCGTTGTGAAAAGAGAGCCGTACTTTTCCTTATGCCGGCTGAGGAACTTGCGCACCTCTTTGGCGGGGGCTGAATAGACGTTGAACCCGTCTTCGGTCAGCATCTTGAGGGCGATTGCCTCGGGAATGTGGACGCAGTGCCAAAAGTTGGCCTTGATGCCTGCGGCGCTGTAGTCATCCGCATTCCGAAGGCTTGTCGCGTGATCGAGCGATGGCGACACGTCTTGCTCGGTCTGCACAACCAGCTTGCCATCCTGGGCGCCGATGGTTGTCTTCAGCCCGGTCAGCCGGTCAACGCTAGATTCAAAAATTCGCATGAAAAAAGGGGCCGAGCTTGTTAGGCCCGGCCCCGAAGGCAACTGCCCGAAGGCAGCAGGGAGGAGATCAGGAAGCGTCCTGCACCTTCGAGTGAGCGTCGGGGTTGCCGACGACCAAGCACCACTCGGCGAGGATTTCGCCCCGCGTTGCGTCACCCGTTTTCGCGCGTTCCTCGAACTTGATCGGACGCAGGAACGCCGTCGCCAAGTACTCGGGGTCCAGGCACAGCACCGTGCGGGTCCGCATGTAGCGGTTCAGCATGATCTTGTGCTCGCCGAAGTCGCTGATGTAGAGGTCAACGCCACCCAGCACCACAGCATTGCTGTTGCGGCCTTGGTTCTGGTTGACGCTCACGCCTGCGAACTTCGACGCACCGCCGAAGGTGGCGACCTTCCGCTTCAGCGCGGCGCCCATCATGATCACGCTCGGGTCGCCGCCGTCTTCCCATGCGGCCTGCAGCGCTTCCACGAACGCCGTTTCCGTCAGCGCAGCGGTCGTGCCGTCCACCGGTGCCGTCCAGGCGCCCGCGGCAAAACCAGCAGTCGTGCCGACGCTGTTGGTCGTGGCGGCGAGGACGCGGTTGCCCGCAATCATCGATTCCAGGCCAGCAGACGAGCGAGCCACCGAGGTCGAGCCAGCAGACGAGCCCTGGTTGCCGACCATTGCGGCTTCGATGTCGCGCTTCAGTTCGCGGCCACGCTTGGCGATCTGGTACGCGAACTCCTCCTTGCGACCGTACTTGCGCACAGCGTCGGCGGTGCCCGACACCATCACGGTCTTCCTGGAAATCTGCGTGTAGTTCGACAGCATGGTCGTCGGCGCTGCCGTCGCATACGTCGAATCGTCGCCTTCAACAGCGCGGTTTGCGCCGGTCGCGGCCAGCGAATCCGTCTGCCACTGGTGATTCACCGCCGAAGCCTTGATGCGCTTCGCCATCGAAAAGGCGGGCGTCTCGGTCGGGGTGATGTTGTAGATGACGTCCTGCACGTCTTCGGCAAGGCCGATGAGGTCGAAGGTGTCAGTGGTTCCAGCTACTTGTGCCATTTCATTTCTTCCTTGCTTGCGACCGCGCGAGGAGGGCCATCGCTGCATCAGCGGTGGAGCCCGTCTTGGCAAGGCGCGTCATTGCGTCCTGTGCCTTCACAGCGGCCTTCGGTTGTGTGGTTGAAGCCCCAGGCTTCAGCGTTGGTTGGGCCTGCACGACCCGTTTGTCGAGCGTGGACTTGTGCTCACGCATTTGCCGCCCATAGGCAGCGTCCTCGAGGATTTCCACCATCCAGGGCTCGGTGATGCCGTTCAGGGCTTCAGCCGGCGCACCACGAGCGATGGCGTATTCCGCGAGGGATTTCGCCTTCTCAGGCCCCCAGCCCTTGATCTTCTGCGAGACAACCTTCTCGGCGTGTTCCTGACGCGCACGGAGAGCCTCTGTTTGCTTCTCCTCTAGCTGTGCGACGTTGGTCTTGTACGTCTGCTCGATCCGGCCGCGAGCGGCTTGGAGCTGGTTGTATTCCGCATTGAGGCGGGTCAGGGTGTCAGTATCGACACTGTTGATGTCGATCTGCTCCAACTGCGACAGGCGCCGCGTCACCATCTTGTGATCCGCCAGCAGGTCTGCTTGCGACTCAGCGACAGCGCGCAACTGCGAGATAGCAGCACGTTCGGCGTCAATGGCCTTCCGAGCGTCGGCAGCCTCCTGAAACTTGCGAGTCGCACCTGCCTCAACCTCTTTGGCCTTGGCTTCGATGCGCTTTGCAACGTCTCGGAGAGCAGCGGGGAGCTTGATCTTCTCGCCCGCGATGTCGATCTCGGTGTCAGCCTCCGCTTCCGGTTCCGCCTCGGCTTCTTCCGGCTCCGGCGCGTCGGCTTGTTCAGCCTGCTCCGGTGCGGGTTCTTCCGTGGTTTCCTCTTCGGGCGGCTGCTCGGCCTTGGCCCACTTGCCGAGCAGTTCTTGCACAGCGCCCTCTTCTGAAAGGCCGCTGGTTCCGACTTCCGTTTCCGGCGTGGTCGTTTCGTTCATGTGTGTTCCGGTTAATAGCCCGCAGGACGGGGCCGCTTCTCGTCAATCGCCGCCTTCGCCATCTTTCCGTCAGTGACGGCAGAACGAAGGAATGCGAGGTACTTCTGATGCGTGTACTGCATCCCCTTCACTTGAGCCAGCCCGTCCACGTCAGTGGGGGCCAACTCGCGGAACAGGCGCCAGCACTCGGCCTCGATGTGCGCCTCGGCCTCCGCGAACAGCGGGTCGGCCAGCAGGGCAACAGCGCGATCAGCGCGGCGGATGCGTTCGTCTGGTGTCATAGCAGCAGCATCGCGGCTTCTTCCTCGTCGTCCCATTCAGGCTTAGGAGCCTGCTTGACGATCCGAGCAAAGTCCCCGCGACTCAGCTTCCGGGTTGGTTTGTCGTTGACCACGTCGCGCACTTCCGAGCGGGTGGCGTATTCCTGCGCGATGACTTGCGCTAGTTCTTCTTCCGTCAGGTCGAAGTAGCGCCGACCTTTGACGATGTAGTTCCGGCGGCCTCGGTTGTTGAACCAGCCGGTTTTGAGCCGCGTGACTGTCTCGGTCAGCCGCGTGAACGAGAAGACCCGATCAGCGCCGGCGCGCGTCAGACTAAATACGCGGTCGGTTGCCATTAGTCCACCGTCGCGGTATCGATCAAGCTGCGCGAACTGTCGCCGTCCATCAAACGAAGGAACAGAAGGCCATCTTGTCCCGAGGTGCGAGACGATGACGGCAGCGACAGCACGCAAACCCCGCCGCTCACGCTTTCCGATGAGCCGCTATCGGTCGGCGTGGTCGCCAGCGCCTGAAGCATCGTCAGCGTGGGGTCGTCCCACCACGCCCATTCGACGCCGGTGATGTCAGGCACCACAGTGCGCCCTGATTCTGACTTGTCGAACAGCGTGAGCGTGACGGTCGGAGACGAAGGCGGCGGCGGGGGCGGTGAACCCGTCTCCAGCAGCAGGCCGATATGCGGCAGGTACGCGGCGCCACCAGAGCCACCAGAGGCAGGCGGGGGCGGGGGCGACACCTCGTCGCGGTTTGCCACCAGCACGCCGAGGGCATACCACGCATAGGCCGAGGCATGGCCCGGGTCCACGCTCCAATGAGCCGGAACCGGGTGATCGGTGCTGCCCTGCCTGTCGTCTACAGGGGTTGCGGGCTCCCCTAGACCGTCCAGCAGCCCTAGCGACGGCAGCGGCGCCGGGGTGCTTGCCACGGGTTAAACCTCGATGTAGGTCAGGCTTCCGTCAACGGACACCGCGCCGGACAGTTCCAGATTGAGCAGCGTGTTTGAGCCCGTCTCGAACCAGCCGGCGGGGTTGTAAGGCAGGACAAAGCCGGTGTTCGCCACTAGGTTCATCTGCCCCGTCAGCGCCGTGCCACCCGCGCCCGACTCAAAGCGCACGTTTACCGTGCCAGCCGCGACGAGGAGCGCCGACAGCACGCGGATTTTCTTGCCGGTGACGGCAGAAACAAGCGTGTTATCGCCCGAGGTCGCCGCGTCGATGACTGCGTACTTCGGCGTTACCACCGTGCCGCCTGCGGTCATTTGGTTGGATTCGAGCGAAGCCTGCACCGGCATGGGCGCGGCCACGCTGGTGTCGGTCGCGGAGCCATCGGCGCCCCACGACGGCTTCACGCGCGGGTATTGGACGCTGCTAATGTCGTCGGATGCGAAGGTCGCGCCGCCGCTCCCGGCGTTGGCTACGAAGTTGTCGGCCACTTTGTTTCTCCTGTGTCAGCCCACGCCAAGCAGCGTTGAGCGAGGGGTGAACGAGCCGCCGCCAAGGGCCACGGTCGAAAAGTCGTCAAAGGTCGTCGTGGTGTCGGAGTTAGACCCGATGCCGTGCTTTACCGCGGTCGATTGGAAGGCGTCGGTTACTGGCCCAACTTTGCTAACGCCGCCCACGAGCAGCTCGATGGAACTGCCGTTTGCCACGACGGTGATAACGTGCGTCCCGGCCGCCAATGTGCCCGATCCGGTGGAGCCCACTTGCGTGAAACCGCCGCTCACCCGCTTGAACAGGCGCGGCCCGTCGCCAGAGCCGCAAACCGCAATCCAATAGTTTGCGTCATCGACAAAGCGAAACGGGATCCAAATGTCCGACGACGCGCCGGTGACGCAAGTCACCTCAAGTTCAAAGTTTGAAAGCGTGTCAGTCAGCACCGCCAGCGCCTGAGCGCCGCCCGTGCTCTTGGCCTTGTTGCTGGCGATCTGAAAAGTGGTGCTGCGGTCGTCCCAAGTACCGCCCGCATCGCTCGGTGTGCCGAGGCCGCCTGCGCCAGTGTCCGCGCGGTTGAAGTTGTCGCTGCGTGCCATGCTTACACCGTGATGGTTGCGGCGTCCAAGCAGAACGCATACGTATCAAACGCCGTTTGCACCATGCCCCGCGCGTTGAAGTGCAGGTTGTCGGGCTCCATGTATAGCTGCTGCATGATGGCCTCCAGAAGCCCGCCGCTTCCATCAGCGACGGCCTGCTTCGCGTCGTTCATGCCCGGGCCGTAGCGGCTGTGCCCATCGGGAATCAGTGTTATGACGCCGCGATATGGGAGGATGCCTTCAACGACGCAGGCGTCGGCCAAGTCTTGCAGGCGCGGCTGATACCACGACTGCGGCTGCGTGTATTCCGCTTCGCCCTGGCTCCAGAACCAGAAGGTCTTTTCGTCGTCAATGCTCACGCCGTTGGTTGCGAGCCATGCGTTTTGGGCGGTGTGACTGTCGACACCATCCAGCCATCGCGCCGCACTCGGGGGCGCAAACAGTTCGATTGATGTGCCGCCGAAAGCGTTTTTGCTCATGTAGAGCACGCCAGTCGTCGTCTCGCGCATCCAGCGAACCGCAAATCCGAACTCAGGCCCTAGAAGGGTTGAGTCGGTGCCGTGATTGGAGCCGGGCACGTAAGTGGCGTAGGCCGTGCCGTTCCAAAACATCACGCGGTCAAACGTCAGTGTGCCGTCGTCCCAGTCGACTAGCTCTGTATCTGCGGTGATGTCTGCAACGCCAGAGCGCAGGGCAGCGCCGGCTGCGTTGGATTGGCCCCAGAAGCTGATGCGGGCATTGTTCGGCGGCGGCTCCATCGCGCCCACGCGCATAGGCCCACGGCCGCCACGCTTGACGGCACGCAAGGGCGGGCGCAGGGCGCGCGGGATCATCAGCCGTCCACTTCCTCAATCAGCATCGACAACACGACGTTTGACGTGCCCGAGGCGCTGCGGATGGACAGTTGCCCGCTGACCGGCACTTGCACTTCAGCGCCCGGGATCGCCACGAATTTGTCGATGCCGCCGTTCGCGTTCACGCCAAAGCGCCAGAGGGTGTCTCCGAGCGTCGGCTGCGAACTCCACGTCGTCGCCACAGTGAACGAAGCCGAGCCGCTGCCGCTGTTGACTTTCGCGGGGGTGATGGCACCGCCAGAGGTCGTGCCGCCGGTCGAGCGGGACAGCAGCACTTCGTTCGCCGCTGACGCGGTGCCCATGCCCTTCAGGTCCACGATGTAGACCCGTAGCGGCTTCGTGCTGCTGGCCGTGATCGTCACAAGGTCGTTGGACGTGGACAGCGCGGCAGAGGTGCGGGTGACGGTATAGAGGGGCATGGTCAGTCCTGAAGTTCAGAGTGCGTCGGTTTGCCGTCAGGTCCGCGGACAAGCACGCGCTTGGCCTTTACAGCCTTAGTCAACTCGGTCTGATTCGCCGCCAGCGTCTCAAGCGCCTTGGCGACCTGGCCTAGCGCCCTTTCTTCCCCGGCTTCTTCTTTCCGGGGCTTTTCTTTGGCTTGCTGGGCTTGGGATACACGGTCGGAGTCCTTCTGCGCAGCGTCGTGCGCGATTTGCAGGGCTTGTGACTGGCTCGACTGCTCGGCACTCATGCCAGCAATCTGCAGCTTGGTGGCGTTGTCCTGATCGGTTTTGTACTTGGTGATCTGCGCTTCGAGGTCGGCCTTTTCGCGGTCGAACTGCAGCTTCATGGCGTCGATTTGCGCCTGCTGTTCAGCACGAAGGCGCTCTCGCTCTGCATCGCGCACGTCGTTGGACTGCTGCAACTGCAAGTTAGCCTGTAGCTCCTGCATCTTGAGCCCGAACTCTTCGCGCTTCAGTTGCAGCTCGGCGCCGATCCGCATCTGTTCAAGCTGCGATTGGCTCTGCGCCTTCATTTGCTCAATCTGAGCCTGGCCCTGAACCTTTGCCTGCTCCTTCAGCACTTCAGGAGGCGGGCCGGGAGGCTGCGGCGGATTCATAGAGGGGTCTGACCAAAACTCGTTAGGGTCTTTGAAGCCACCCGCCTGAGTCAGTCGCTTGAGGGTGTTGTAGATCTTGTCCGGGCCGGTCAGACCGAACTGGAGCGCTTGGGTCTGAATGCCCAGCACTTGCATGAGGAACGCGATCTGCTGCGGCCTGTCACCAGTGCCGAGGCCGACGCTGATGCTCATGTTTTCGCGCTTCTTCCACGAGCGCGGGTCGACAGGCACCCACTGATTGCGAAGCTGCACGATCTCAGCCTTGCGCGCGTTCTTCAGCGTCAGGGCGTGGACGACGCGGAACAGGGCCTTCACACCAGTCTCAGCAAAGATGCGGGCGATGAACTTGATCCGCTGTTGCGCGGCGCCCATGAGCATTTGCGCGCCCGTGGCGGTCTTGTTCAGCGTGTTGGGGTCAAGCCCCTGGCTCTGCTCGTTGACGCCCGTCCGCTTCTGGCTGATGCGGTCCATGTACTCCATCATCGGCACAGCGATGTCGCCGGCTGCGGAGTGCGTCAGCGGCATGATCGCGTCGGCCATCGAAACGCCGGCTTTCTTGCGCACCACGCCGCCCGGACGACTGACGAGCATGTCGTCGAGGTTGATCGCGTCTTCGTCGATAACGTGGCGACCGTTGTTCGCCAAGTACAGGTTGTCCAGCGAGCCACGGAGCAGCGCGGTCTTGATGCGCTGCAGGTCCATGACCGCTTCAGCCATTGAAAGGCCGGCGTGCTGGTGCGGCAGAGGCACGGGACACAGCGCGACCAGCGTGACCTGATCGCACTCTTCGTCCGACAGGACCGTCGTGCCGACCACAACAACCCGGCGCAGTTCGGTTAGGCCGTCGTCGTCGCTGTCGAAGCGAATCCAGACGTTCCGCACCTTCAGGCGACGCGCTGCGGGGCTGCTCTCGTCGCCTTCGCTGTTGCGCCACGGATTCAGCGCATCGCGGCGCTCGTCTTCCCAATCCTGCGCGCCGTCAGCGTGGTCCGACAGGTCGTCGTCAACCTTGAACCCCTCGTCTCGGAGTTCGCTGATCGTCTTGTATTCCCAGTATTCGCAGAAGTCGAGGCGGGGATCTTGCAGGTTCAGGCCGCGGGCGTTGTGGCTGATAAGCACACGCTCAGGCGCGACGTTCTCAAACTTGACGCAGCCGTAGGACGCGACCCGCTCAATCGTCAGATTGAACGTGAGCCCGTACTCTGTCGGCACCTGCTCGGCTTCGACAATCGAAACCGACGAGTCTTGCAGCATCAGCGCGGCTTCATCCTCTGACAGCCCCTGATACTTTTCCTTCGTCCGGTCCTCGCGGTCTTCGTAGTAGGCAATGACGTAGCCCACTTTCTGAAGCAGCGCGTCATGACTCCAGCCGTACCACGTCGTGAACCAGTCGTTCTTCTCGGTGATGATGTGGTTGACAAACTCCGTCTCTTGCTCGGCGGCCTTCACGTCCTCCGGGCCGGTCGGGCTGAACATCACCACCTGATCGCCGCCGCAGAAGATGTCGGCTAGTTGCGGCTTGATCCATTCCACCGTGTCCCACACGTCGCGGGAGATGACGGCCGAGCGCCCCTCTACCTCGTTGCCAAGCGGCTTGCCGAGGTAGTAATCAAGCGCAGTCGAGCGCTCGTCGCTCAAGTCCCCGTAGGAACTGGCGAGCGTTTCGTGGCGCTCAATGGCTGCGAGAAGGGTGTCGTTCACGTCTGGGCTTTCGGGGGTCGGCCTGGGCCTTTGCGTTCTTCCACGGTACGCAGACGCTCGGACAGGTCTGCGTATGAGTCGATGAGGTTCTGCACGACGCGCTCGCGCTCTTGCTCGCGCTGCTCAATGGCGGCTTGGCGCTCGCGCAGGTTCTTCAGTTCGAGTAGCTGGCCGATGCGGCTCATATGACCCCGTTCTTTGGGTACACGATGGGCTTCAACTCTTCGTTGACCATCTGCGCGGCAGACACGGCGATGTAGCGGTAGTTGTCCGCGCCGTGGCTGTTGATGTCGTGAACTGGGGCGCCAGGCTCTCCGGTTGACTCAGGAATGCCGCGCTTGTACCGCTTGAGGCGGCTGACCAGCAGCGCGGCCTTGGTCTTGTCGAAGTACGTGCGGGACAGAGCCGCTCGCGCCTCCTTGATTCCGGTTTCGATGGCTTTGTTGGGGGCCTGGAAGACCGACCATTTCAGGTCGCGCATGATCTGAATCGCGCTCTTGCCGGTCTTGTAGTCGCCGTGCGCGCCGTCGTGGGGGAGGAACATCTTTCCCCAGTTGAGGTGCCTGTTCCGCAGCTCGGCGCTGATCCAGTCAAGCGTGCGGTGGTCTTCCTCGAAGTATTCGATCACCCGCAACTCGGACAGTTGGCGCTGAACGATGGACACGGCCATCAGGTCGTTCCAGCCCAGGTCGAGGATGACGTGAGCCTTTAGCTTCGGCTCATACGGCACATTGCAGATGCGCCCGTTCTCGGTGGCGTCTCTGATCTCGTCGGCATAAATCGCGCCATCAACCGCTGCCTTGCAGTCGCCTTCCCAGATGTTCCGGTACTCGTCGCTCGGCAGCGTGCGTTCAGCGTGCGCCCGCTCGTCTTCAAGTACGGAGGGAAACCACGGGTTGTCGCTGTAGTTGACCTTGACGACGTGCGCGCTTGGCGGCGTGTTGACCACAAACCGCTGATACGTCTCGTCGTCGTCAAGCTCCGGGTTGAAGCTGACCCATATCTCTGACAAGTCCTTGCGGATCGTCGGAATCAGGATCGTCCAACTGCGCTTAGTGACCTTCTGAGCCTCTTCGACCCAGCAGCGATCAATGCCTTCGTAGCTCTTGATCGACTCGACCGTCTGCGTGGACAAGCCAGCAAACAGGAACTCACTGCCGTTGCGGCCCCGGATCGTGGTTTCCAGAACCTCGAAAAACTGCCCCAGCCCAAGCGCCTGGATCTGGTCACTCAGCAGCTTGTGAACAGAGTCCTTGATGGACTTCTGCACTTCTCGCGTGCATAGGACGCGGATCTTCTGAGTCGCAGCCTGGATCAGCAGCGCCCTGGCGTAGCCCCATGACTTGCCGGAGCCGCGACCGCCGTATGCGATCTTGTAGCGCTTGGGGTGGAAGAGGAACCGGAGCTTCTCGGGGAACTCTGCGTTCACTTGAAGCTGACGGTCAGGCTCAGGCCGACCGGGTTGTCAGGGTCGCCGGCCAACTGCACCGGGATCAGCTTCGGGTAGATCGTGGCCCAAAAGGCGCGTTCGTTTAGCGGGTCTTCCCTCGCCCAGCTCACCAAGCGATCAACCCCGCCAAGCCCCTCGGCAGCCATTGCGATAGCGTCCTTGGCTGCGGCGGTCTGCCGATTGGGCACGCCTTTCTTGCGGCCTGGGCCTGGAGTGCCCTTACCGATACCGAGCGATTGTTTTTCAGATGGTGGCATGACTTCCCTCGCGGGCGTGGTCAGTGAGCCACAAAGCAAAACGCCCCATCCCGGGGCGCTGCTACGTGCAGCCTGCAGTGACACTGCCGCCTCCGAAATGGAAGGCGCGTCCTATGCCACTGGCTCACACGTTGCCCGAAGCGTGCCACAGTTCGGCGGGTGCGTCAAGCCCTCACAAACGTTTCTTGAAGCGCCTCTTCTAAAAACCGATGCCACCGATACCGCTCTTCCGGCTCTTGTTCTAGATCCACCAGCAGTTCCAGCATTGCGTAAGCAACGGCCGCCATATCCCCCGGCATAACCGTTCCTTCGAGCTTTGCGCGACACAGCGCAATATCTGCTTCAAACTTTGCGTCGTCCTCGTCCATCACGCCCCCCTGTTCTTCAGCATGTCCCGCGCATCAATCACCGTCTGCTTGAGCCCGTCCAGCGTCAGCCCCAGCGCCTGCGCCATCCGCCGCGGAGCCACGGGATAGACGTAGTGCCACTGAATCGCGTGCCTATGCAGCTCGGGCAGCGTGACAAACACCTTTTGCAGCCGCACGGCTTCCCGCGTGTCCACCGGATCGCTGACGCTGTGGCCGGTGTATTGGTCGGACGAGCGGTAGTTGCGAAACATCGGATTAACTGACCGATGACCCGAGGACTTACACCACCGCGCCCAGTTGCGCAGCCGCTCATCAACCGGCCACTGGCGCTCGGGGATTGCGTGGAAGTCGATCTCGTCTCGTGTCATCGCATCCCCTACAAGCTGCGCGCCAGCGCGGTCGTTATCTCGGCAGTGACTGTTTTTGCGGTCAAGGCGTTCACGGCCACCCCATCAACTTCTCGCGGATGGCACAAGCCGCCTGCTCCACGCTGATATCGCAGCCTTCCTTGATCCACACGCGCCAAGGCTCTTTGTTGCGCCTGTAGGCAAGCATCGGCTGAACACCCTCGCGCTCGGCCTGCTCGACGGCTTGACGCCACCATGTCGGCCGGCTCAGGCTCTCGCAGCGCTTCACCTCGATGGCCCAGCCCTTGACCATGAGGCAGTCGGCACCGCCGCCGCGCGTCTGCTGCAAGTTGCGGGTCAGCATCTCGCCCAGCTCGGCGCCGAGCATTGCCAAGAACTCGCGTTCACCGCGGGCGCCTTTGTTGCGGCTCATGCGGCCCATCACACCGCCTCCGCCATCAGCAGCCGCTCAAGCGCCAGCGCCAGCGCGACCCGGCTGCCTGCCTGGTGCCGCTGCTGCAGCGTCCTGATGTCGTGCTCTACCGTGTGGCGATGCACGCCGAGGGCTGCGGCGATTTGGGCGTTGTTCTTGCCGTCGAGTAGCAAAGCGGCTACTCCTGAGCGGCGGGCTTCGGTGTTCATGCTGCCCTCGCCACAAACCCCGGGCACCTTTGCGGCAACTGCGCCAGCGCTGGCCCGACGACTGGCGCACCGATGCGGGCTTGCCGGAAGTTGCCGCACTGCCACGGGCGGAAGTGGCGGCAGTCCACGCAGCGCACGCGCGTATCGAACGGATCGCGCTCAGGTTCGCTCATACGGTCCTCACGGCTTGTTTAACGCGCGCCAGCAGCTCGGCAGGCGCTTTGGTGGCCTTGTGCTCTCGCTGGCGCTGTAGCTCGGCCTCGGCAAGGGCTAGGCCGGTCGGTGGTGGCGCGTCCACACGCTGCGCCGGCAGTTCATCGGGCTTCAGCCATGCAGCTTCCAGCCCCTGCGAACCCCGCCGACACCAGACGCGCAGAAACGCCTCCAGGGTCATGCCTGCCTTGCCTGCCTCGGTCACTGCCCCGTCGAGCGTGGTCTGCGTCACCGGGGCGCGCTTGGCTTTGCGTAGGTGCAGCCAGTCGGTCCAAACCTGTTCGGCAACATCAGGAGGACGCGCCACCGGCGCTGCGCGCTTGCGCGCCTTATCGCCTTCGTCTACGTCTCCGAATACGAATACGTCTAGGCGCGCATCCGCTTCTCCCTTGCTTGGCACTTGCGTAGCATCTGCTGCGCATTCACTTGCAGGCGATGGGAACTTGCTTTCCTTTGCCCGCAACTGCTGGCGGAAGTCGAGCAGTTCTAGGTAACGCTCCCCGTCCTTAGCCGGGTACACCCTTACAAGGGCCGCTTCGACCAGCACGGTCAGCCACTTCCCTACGTCCGAGTCGGAAACCTTGCTTAACTGCCGCGGGTAGCAGGCCGCCCGCAGCATTCCGTGGTCGGCGTAGTACCGACCGAAGTCATCAACGACAGACATCAGCCGCCGATAGAACACCTCTTCTGCCCAGCCCAGGCGCGCAAGGCGCGGGCTTGTCAGGATGCCTTCGCGGAGGATGCGGTTAGGCACTCTCGGCGCCCTCGAAGTCGAATGCTTCGGAGGTTTCGATGTCCTTCCGGCCAGCCGCCGCCATCTGCACATTCTTCACGGCCTGGCGGTAATAGCTCGGCTTCAGTTCAGCCCCCATGCCGCGCCGACCAAGCAAAACCGGGCTGTAGACTTCGGAGCCGACGCCCATGAACGGGGTAAAGACTGTTTCTCCCGGGTTGCTGAACAGTTCGACGCAACGGTCGATCACGTCGAGCTGCAGCGGGTGAACGTGCTTTTCGTCTTCGCCATCCCGCGCCTCACGGAACGGAAGCACGCGGTTCATCCGCACGTCGTCCCACATGCAATCCGCATACTGGCGCCAAATCCAGTGCGACCAGCGGTTTTCTGTTTGCTTGCCCGTCCAGCCGCGGTAAGGCAGCAAGTCAGACGGCGGCACGCGCTCCCCGGCGTAGTCGAAAAGTCCTTCTGGATGGCGCACCGGTACCGGGTTCGTGCCGGCCCTGCGGAACGTCAGCAGCATGTCGCCGCTTGCCACCCCGCAGTCGATGCTATCGGCGCACAGAGAAGCATGTGCGAGGTTCTTCTGCATGGTCCGCAGGCGCACCGCGAGAGGCTCTTTCCAGATCATGCGCCGGCCGGTGTAGCGCCAGCCCTCGCGCTCGTGCAGTCGGATGATGTCGCCGGGAAAGTCGATCAGCGAATCGGTGCCGCTATTGCTGCGCGGCACGTCCATGCAGTGAACCGCCGTCACCCGGCCCGACATAGTGATCCTGGCCAGCTCGCGCACCACAAAAGCGTAGTGCTCAAAAAACGAATCGTAGTCGTCGCAGTTCGACAGATCGCGCTCACTGCTGCTGTAGTGATACAGCCCGCCAAACGGTGGCGAGTAGATCGAGTGGTGAACGCTGCCCGTAGGCAGAGCCTGCATGACTTCCATGCAGTCGCCGTTAAAAATGGCGAACTTGTCGGTAACGAGTTGGTCAATCACAGCCATGCGGGGATCTCCACTGTCTTCGTTGCGTTGTTTGCGCGTTCGATGCGAAGCGCGTTGTTCATCTCGGCCACCAAGCGCGAAAACATCTCGTCGGCTTGATCCGCCTTGCGCTGAAGGTTGCGCGTGATTCCGCGCTCGCCCTCAGTAGTCACAATGTCCACCCGTACCGGGCGCTGTTGCCCGAAGCGCCAGCACCGCCGCACCGCTTGGTAGTACTGCTCAAAGCTGTGCGAGGGGAAGAAGACGACGTGATTGCAGTGTTGGAAGTTAAGACCCCATGCGCCGATCTTCGGCTTCGTGATCAGAATCCGAGCCTTGCCCTCGGCAAAGGCTGTAAGCCGCTCCTCCTTGACTTCTTCCGAGTCGCTGCCGCTGACCTGCACGCCATCGGGAATCAGCTTTTCCAGCAGATCGCCTTCGTCGTTCAGGTGGCACCAGACGATTGCAGGCTGCCCCGTATGGTTGACCAGCGAGGCCACCTTTTCACAGCGCTCCTGCACCGTGCGGCGTCGTTCCTCGCGCTGTTCCTTCAGCCCGACAGCCGGCAGCGCAAACAACATGCCATCGGCCAGCGAGTTGACTTCGATCAAGTGCTCGACCTCGTGCAGCGGCGGCAGCACAAAGCGCGCGTCATCAAACCCCAGGTCTGACGGCCGCCGCGTTGCCCGAGCCCATGAACACACCCAACGCCAAAACGGCTGTTCCGCGTGGCCCTTCAGCCGCCACTTGATGACCTCGCCGCGCATTCGGCCCTGCGCGCTGTTGTTCAGGTCGTTCTTAAAAAAGCGGTTGAGCATGTCCATGTAGCCCATGTACCCAAGCGCCTCGGAAGACGTGCCCAATTCGATGTAGTCGTTCGGCGCAGCCGTGGCCGTTTGCAGCAGCCGATACGGCACCTTGCGCATGAACGCGGTAATCTCGCCGCGGCGCTGGCCGGCAAAGCTCTTAAGGATGCTCGACTCATCGCACACCACGCCGGAGAAGTCGGCCGCGCTGAACAGGTGCAACTTTTCGTAGTTCGTCACCACGATGTGCCCGCTCGAGTTGCCGTCGCGTGAGTGCCGGCATTCAATGCCGAACTTCTCACCCTCGCGGATCGTCTGTGGCGCAACGGCAACCGGCGTCAGGTACAAGACCGGCTTGCCCGTCTTGCGCGCAACATTCGACGCCCAGGTCAGGCCCATCAAGGTCTTGCCAAGCCCGCAGTCGGCCATGTTGGCAGCGCGGCCCTTGCGGATGGCCCACTCTGCTAACGACTGCTGGAAGTCGATCAACGCATCCGGCATCCAGACAGGGGCGAACCCACTATCAGCCCCGGCTTGGCTCTTGGACAACAGGAACGCCCCGTAGTCCCCTACACTTTCACTAGTCATCAGTCAGCACTCCTATGCTGGTTGGTGATAGAGCCCGGGACGGTTACCGCCGTCTCCGGGTTCGCTTTTTTGTAGTTCACGCCCCCACCTCCTGGCGCAGCACCGGCCCGGCCGAGTACACCGCGAGCTGCCCCGGCCGCCAGTTGCAGGCGATGACGCCCTGACGCACGGCATAGCGCAGGCTGTTGCGCACGATGCGAACATCGGAGATGCCCCACTTGGCGAGCACGTCGTGAGACGTAAGCTCTTCGTCTGGGTTGCGGCCGAAGTAGAGAACCACGCGCTCGCGCAGGGTCATCGGGCTGTTGCTCATGCGTCATCCCGCCACGAAGAGGAAAGCGCGAACTCTTCCGGCGCAGGCCCTGACTTGCCCCAGGGCTTCACACGCTTTCGGCTGTCGAGGATGCCCTCGTCTTCCAGCAGGCGCAGCAGCTTGAGTTGATCGCCATTGCGCGGCACGTCCAGAGCCGTCATCAGCTCGTCGCGCGTCATCCAGCCGTAGCGGCGGATGGTCTTGAGAATCAGGCAGATGCGGCGCGTGTGGTGGCCGGTGTAGTGCGGGCTCGTCATTACTCGCCACCTGTGCGCAGTGTGTTTCCGCCGAGCGAGCGCTCCATCGCCAACCGCTTCTCTTGCTGGTACTGCTGCACTGCTTCCTCAATCGTTGGGTACAACCCAACGTAGTTCAAGCGGCCGGCATAGCCAAGGTAGACGGCAAACTTGCGGCCATGCTTGCGCACTCCTGTTGCTGGCCTGCTGCCTGTTGGGCGCGGCAACTTGTTCTGGGCGTTTATGAGCGCATCAGCATCGCGCAGGTTCTCAAGGCGGTTGTCGTCCCTAACGCCGTTGATGTGGTCAATGCAGCCAACGGGCCACTTGCCATGCACCATGAGCCAAATCACTCGGTGCGCCATGAACTGGCGTCTTGCAAACTTGACCACCACGTATCCGTCAGAATTTCGGGTCTCACAAAACTTCGCTTTGATGCGCGGGCTTGGCCTCTGCCAAAGCCGCCCCGATGCGGGGTCATAACTAAACCTCTCGCGCGCAGCATCAGCCGTCAGGTTCGTCACGGCCATGCTTGCTCTCCTGTACGGGCGGACATCACCCGCTCGGACGATGCGTGCAGGGGATGGTCTGCGGCGGCCGGGGCTGCGACAGTCTCGGCATGGATGAACTTGTCGCCCTGCTCGCACACGCTCAGGTAAAACGGGCTGGCCGGTCCGCTTTTCGCCAGCCATCGGGCGCACTGGTCGCGCCGTTGGCAGCGGTCAGCGGTGAACGGCTTGCGACCCGCGCAGCGGGCTACGTCGAGCGGCAGCATCAGGCGACAGCCTTCGACGTGACCCCCGGGCGACCTTGAGCCATGCGCCACAGCGCAGCCTGCACACGGTCAGCAATCCGCGGCGGCAAGTCCTCGGGCCACTGCGCGATTGCCTGCACGGACACCCCGACAGCAGCCGCAGCCGCCGCAGGCGTACCCCCCAAAAGTCGGATAGCTTCGGTCTTGGTCATGCGCCATTAAAGCATGCTTCCCGAATGCGCGCAAGCATGCTCAGCGGGCACCCTGTGAAAATTCCAAGCATGAGCTTTCAGGACCGGCTGCAAGCGGCGATTGCCCGTGCCAACGCCACGCCTAAGACCCTCGCAAGCGCGCTGGGTGTTAGCGTGCAGGCTATTGGTCAGGTGCTGAGCGGCTCAACTAGAGCACTGACAGCAGAGAACTGCGTCAAGGCGGCGCTGTTCCTCGGCGTCAGAACTGAGTGGCTCGCGGCTGACCTAGGGGATATGGCCCTAGAGAAGGCTGAGCGAGAAATGTCACTGTCACCGCAAGAGCGCGACCTGATCGTCGCCCTGCGCGTCCTGCCCGAAGCTGAACGGCTGAAAGTCACCGCATCGGTGATGCACCAGGCACGCGCCCAACTCGACCAGCTATCCGCGCTGATCGACCGCAACCCCCCGACCCCCGGGACTGTCATTCCCTTGCGTCGGTAACCCTCCGTTGCCTAAGTAGTTTCCCTAGGGATGCAAAGAATACTTGCGCCTTTTTGTGAAGCATGCTTAAATCCTTTCATCGGCCCACAGAACCCCGCGATCTTGCGGAGGGCCGGGAAGGACAAGGCGATGAACGGCTACGCGATCTTCGGCCAGCCCCCGCAGTTCCACAACACCCGCGGCGGCGCTGGCTACATCAGCGCCGGCAAGCCCAGCCGCGAGGACATGGACGACATCCACTTGTCCGACCGTCTCACCGAGCTGATCGAAGACGAAATCGACAACCCGGCCGGCGAAGCGCTGATGGCGCTGTACGACACCTGCGGCAGCAGCGAATGCCAGCCCATCGACAAGCTCAAGGCTCAGTGTGACGCCGACAACATGGACGACTGGTTGCGCCTGATCTTGCGCTGCCCGACTGCTGACCTTGAGTTGGTGGGGCTCAACTTCCGCTGCTGGGCTGACAAGCACCTTGAGCGCAAGGCCGACGAATACGGCTGGACGGAGCGCGCTCAGCAACTGCTGATCGAGGAGAGCGCGGAATGAGTGCCGCCCGCTTCAAGCCGCTAACCGCCACCATGCTGGCGGAACTGCGCTGCATTGACCGCTTCGGCACGTTCCGCGAGTTGGACGATTACAGCCGCGGGCCTCTCGCGTTCTACGCGCGAGAGAAAGTGCTTACCGCGCTGATGGACCGCGGGTTTATCGCAGACGCCGAGACGATCACTGACGCCGGCCGCGCCGCCATCGCCAAGCACAAGGGGGCCGCATGAAGCCCACCCGCCTTGAGCCGCTGCGCCCGAACCGCTTTCTGTTCACGCGCGGACTGGGCCTTGTGCTCTGGCTGCGCGCCGTTGCTGCCTACGCCGCCCGTGTGGCGGTTGGCGGGTTTCTTCTCATCGCTATGGGCTACCTGCTGGCTCAGGGCGCCACTGGCAACTGACATGGGACTCATCATGAGCGAAACACAATGGCCCGCCCGCCGCTGCAGCGCGGACGCATGCAACCAAGGCCGCCAGGAGTGCCCGTGCCCCGAGGCATGCGAGGCGCCTGAGACGCCCGACCAACTGCAGCAGCGGTACTGGCAGTCAGCATGGACGGCTGCCGCTGTCATCGGCATCGTGGCTCTGGTGGCGGTGTTCGCATGAACGCCCCCGACCCGATCAACCGCTACACCCGCGCCGTTCAGCTCGCGCTGCAGCCGCTGCCCGTGCTGCCGAGCATGCTGCGACAGCGCCGAATCTGCCGCATTCAACTGCGGCACCTTACCAACGCAGTCGGCCAGCGGTACGCCCGCGAGGCTGCACTAGGAGCCGAACGATGATTCAACTGCCCAACCTCGCAGGCATTGCCACCGCTGATCTGGTCGAGAAGATCGGCGGCGGGAACTTCTCTGCCTCGTACATCAACTGGAGCCGCACGCTGCACCTGTTGCGCGAGCACGCCCCCGGCTGGTTGCCCGAGCTGGTGCCGACAACCGCGGGCGACATCCTGCACTCGGCCCCTGTCGGCTGCTATCTGATGATCCGCTTCCGTAAGGACGACATCACGACGCCGCCTGTTCCGCAGGCCGTCATGGACACGCGAAACGCCGCCATCCCGCGCGACAAGATCACCGCCCGCGATGTCACCGACACGCACCGCCGCGGGGTCTGCATGGCCGCTGCAATGACCTTCGGGCTTGCCTATGAGCTGTGGGCAAAGCTGCCGCTCGAATCGGGCTATGAGCCGCCCGAGCCCGAGGCGCCGAAGATTGACCGCACCCTTGTGATGAAGGTCCGCAACGCCATCAGCGAGCATGTGGCCGAGCAGCGCGACCTCGGCGTTAAGCAGGAATGGGACGCGGCCAAAGACCTCGGCGAAGAGTTCGCTACCGCTGTTTGGTCTGGCCTGCCCACCCCTGACCGCGACTACATCCGCACGCTGTACCCGACCACCACCACCAAGCGCATCAAGGAAGCCGCATGAAGATCGAAATCGAGCACCACGACAACCAGTTCAACGTGGCGCTGACCTCCCCGACCGGCAATGAGCCGTTCATCACCATCAAGGGCTGCCGCATCATGCAAGGCCCAACCGGCCCGTTCGTGTCGTGGCCGTCGCGCAAGCAGGAGAACGGCAAGTTCTGGAACCACGTCTACGCCTCGCGGGCCTTCGGTGATGCGGTGCTGTCGGCGTACAACAAGAGCACGGCCGGCGCACCGCCGCCGCCTCCGCGCCGCGCGCCCCCGCCGCCCGCCGCCCCCGCTGGTGACGACGACATCCCGTTCTGATGTTTGCCAAGCAGAACACCTACCGCAGCGAAGCATGGCGCCGCGCCGTCGCCGCGCTGCCGTGCGTGGTCTGCTTCCGCGAGGGCGAGAGCCAGGCCGCGCACGTCAACCACATCGGCAAGGGCATGGGCATGAAGGCGCCAGACTGCTGGACGTTCCCGGCCTGCCCCTCTTGTCATACCGAGTTTGACCAAGGCAAGAGCTACACCAAGGAACAGCGCCGGGAGCTTGCGGAGCGGTGGACGCTGCTCACGCTGCACGAGCTGGCGAAGCAAGGAAAGGTGACCGTCAAGTGAGCCACACGATCAGTCTTCACACATGGCAGCAGGCCAGCGACGTGCTCGCCAAGGCCGCCGAGTGGATCAAGCGCCGCACCGAGGCGGGCAAGCCCGTCAAGCTCACGCTCGAAGAAGAGCGCCGCACGAGCCCGCAGAATCGGCTGATTCACGTCACGGTCGCGCGCATCGCTCAGACGGCAGGCAGGCCGACCGACACGCAAGCGCTGGACGAGCTTCGTTGGCTGTTGGTCGAGCAGTGGCGCAGCGAGACGAAGCGGCCCGGCAAGTGGGTCAAGTCGCTGGACGGGCTGCGCATGGTGGACGTGTCGAACCGCACGAGCAAGCTCGACAAGGCAGACGGCAGCGAGTTTCTGGAATGGCTGCTGGCATGGGAGGCGAGCGCGTGAGCAACGACAAAAGCGGCTCGAGCGAGGGGTTAGGCCCGTTTTAACCGGAGCGAGAAAACGATGGAATTGCTAGACCGATACAACGCACTGCGGGCCGAGGTGTTCGCGTACTTCGGGTACGTGGAGGACTGGCGCGTGCTGCCGCTGGACGATGCCCGCGAATACTTTTGGCAACTGGACGGAGAAGGCCCTGGCGTGGTGCGCTTCGCCAAGACCGAGCAGGAACTGGAAAGCGAAGACGGCGATTACTACGAGAACGAGATTTACACCCAACGGCACTTGCCGAAGTGGGTGTACCGAGGCGCCGACTACACGATGGTTGTGGTGGACACGCACACGGACGGGAACAAGTTTCTGCAAGTGTTTGCGAATGCCAACGAGCGGCCGTGAGCGGGTGGCCTAACGCCCGAGGAAACCTGCCCACGTAGGCGCGAAGCGCCGTAGGGGGTCAGGTTGTGCGAGCAGTTAGCCCGCCCCACCCGGAGCGCGCAGATGTAACGGTGAAAATAGTGCTTGCGTGAGTGCTCACGATGAGGCATAGTCTCTACATCGCAACACGCAACCCGGAGCAAGCAACATGAACGCAACCACCATCACTGTTACCGAGCAAGGCAGTCTCTACGCTTTCCGCGTTATCCCGCTGACCAGCCTGCCCGAGTTCTTCGACAACGTGGCCTTGCTGCAAAAGCAAACCGACGTGGCTCTGGGCGAAGAGATGGGTTGGTGGAAGGTTGTTGCATGAAGATGGCCGCCGAAGAAATCGGCGGCTGCTGCAAAGCGCCGTCGATTCACACCGTAGATGCCTCAGCCTGGGGCTACACCCGGCACTGGTGCGCTAAATGCGGCACCGTGTGGCAACTTACAAAAGCAGCCCGCGACAGCGGAGAAGGCTTTACTAGGTTTTCCAGAGATGAATGGGAATTGTGGGTTTCAGAGCCGGTAATGCAACCATGACGCAACCGACAGCCAAGACAGCAGCCCAGCGCCAAGCCGAGCGCAAAGCCCGCGAACTAGCCGCAGGCCGCGTGCAGTGGAAGCGCTGGGTGCATCCTGACGATGTGCCAGCGCTGACGGAGTACGCCGACAAGCTGGCGAGGAAAAGAGCCCGCGCCGAACAGAAGGCGGGCTAACGTGGAGTTCAGCGGCGTGCCCGCTGGACATTCGAGCAACCGCCCTGCTGGCGGCACGTCCGCTGGAACGCAGGGTTAGGCCTCAATGCAGGCCAGAGAGGTGATGTATGAACTGCCCGCGTGTGTATTGGGTAAATGAGTTGGTGGACCTGACAGAGCACTGCTCGCACTCGCACCCGACGCTGGGATGGGTTGCAGCACGCCCGATGGGCTGGCAGGGCCTGGGCTTGCGCCACCGCCTGCGCGCCGCGTGGCTGGTGTTCACCGGCAAGGCTGACGCGGTGCGCTGGTTTGAGGCCTAACGCAGAGCTAACCGGCCGACCGGAGGCGTAGCCGTAGGGCGGTCCGGGTTCAGCGCCGAGTTAGATGCGTGCTGGCGAACTTTACATTTGTGGCGCACATAAACACTTGACCTGCGCAGAGTTTATGGCGTACATTGGAGTCACTGCAGCAAGACGCAGCAGCAACTAACCGGAGAGCAGCATGACCCGCAACCAACTTGCCGAACAACAGCGACTCGAAGCTCACCAAAAGTACATGAAGAACACTTTTGGCCTGAACCCTGGCGACGAGTACCAGCGAACAGAATTTGACCAAGACGGAAACCCCATCATTCTGGTTTATGTTGTTGGCCAGCCCTACACGCCGATCCGTCGCTCCGCATGAGCGACGACAAGAAGAAGCCGGGCCGCCCGGCCTTGCCGCCCGAGCTGAAGCGAACCGCGCGCATCAGCGTGCGGACCTACCCCGACATTGCGGAGAAAGTGGCGCGCAACGGCACTGAGTGGCTGGAGGCGCTGATACGGAAGGCCAAAGATGCGCCAAGCATCTAACGCTAGGTTAACCGGCTGATGCCGGCGCTACAGGAGTATGCAAATGAGCAAAAGCGACACGCCGGCAACAGTCCGGGTTGAACCGTCAGTTAGGCCCCGCGCTGGAACAGCAGCATATGTGCGGCAAGCCATGAGGCGGGAGGCAGCATACGTTACTGAGGTTGAAACGCTGAAGGCGTGGATTCGAAACGTAGGACTGCAGGCCGACATTTGCACGCGGCAGGTGCTGCGCGAAGTGTGCGAAAACTGCCGCTGCAAGCATGCGCCAAAGGGGCCTAACGTTTGAGCTAACCGGGGGCAGCGGCTTGCCGCTGACCTCCGGTTGAGCGATGGGTTGGGCGGCTGGTGAACGAAGGCACGAAGGGAAAAGACGCATGAAGAAGAAGCCCGCAGACATTGCGCCGCGCCTGCTGGAGTGGCAGGGCAGGTACGACGACTGGCAGGCCCAGTACGAGGCATTGCAAGCACTGACGAAGTGCGGCCCAGAAGCGCCGATTGCGCTGGCTATGGGGCGTATGTGGGACGCCTACACCGCATGCCTGGGGCGCGAGGTTGGCGACGACAACGAATGGCTCGATTGGTACTGCTGGGAGAACGACATGGGCGCAAAGGGGCTAGAGGTGACAAGCACCAGCGGCAAGACGATCAAGGTGCGGACCGTGGCGCACCTTGCGCGCGTGATCTGCTACTAGCCGCCCAACTAAGCTATCGCCAAACCTCGCAAGCTCTGCATGTACCGCAAGCCATCCCCCAAGCGCCAGGCCGCCCACGCGCGCAAGCTCGAAGCCCTGCGCCGTGGCCGCGACCGAGCGAACGCGAGCAAGCCGGCGCGGCTGTACCCGCCGACGCTGCCTGACTTGCGGCGCGTGGTGACGGTGACGGACTACGACTCAGGCCAGCCGGTGACGCACGAGCTGCGGATGTGGCGGACCCGTCGTGTTGACTCGTATCGGGTCGAGGCAGACGGCAAGCCGTGGAAGGTCTGCGGGTGGACTACAGCGCTTGAATGGCTGCGCAAGAGCTACCAGCGGGTTCCGTCGCCACGTAGCGACTTTTGGACATGAGAGGGGCGATGATGAGCGACCTGATACAGCGGCTGCGCGATTGGGCAAGCGAGCCAGCGTGCTACGAAGTCCCGCCACCTTCGCTACTGCGTGAAGCCGCCGACACCATCGAGCGCCTGACAGCCGAGCTTGCAGCAGCGCGAGAGACTGCGCGGCGGCTGATGGCTGCGGAGCGGGCGATTGCGGCAGACGAGCGCGAGCGGTGCGCGGTGCTGCTTGACACCGAGCACAAGCGCAGCAAGCACATGCACAACTATGCGGCGGTGTACGCCCGCGCCATCCGGGCCATCGGTGAGGGGCGATGAGCGAGTATCTGAGCACTGCCCAAATCGCCGAGCGCTACGGCGTCAAGCGGGAAACCGTTACCGACAAGTGGACGAAGCGCCCGGACTTCCCCAAGCCTGCACGGCGTATCTCGCGCCGCACGGTTCACTGGCGGGCCGAGGATGTCGAGCGCTGGGCTACAGGCGCGCAGCGATGGAAGAATCCGCCTCCCGGTAGTACGTCTGCAACACCCGCAAGTCCCGATGCCCGCTGATCCGAGCGAGGGTCAGCACGTCCACCCGCCGAGACAGCAGCGTGAGCGCCAGCGCCCGGCCGTCGTGGAAGGTGAAGCCATCCAGCCCGGCATGATCCCGCGCCTTCCTGAACACCGCGTCTAGGCTGCGCGCCGTCACCGTGAAGCTCGGGCACAAGGCGACCAGCCGCGCCGCCTGCTTCGTGATCGGCACCCGCCTTGCACGCCCCGTCAGGTGCGCCGTCTTGTGGTGGGGCAGGGTGATGACCCGGGCGTGTAGGTCCGTCGTCTCAGGCCGGATTGACCGCACCTCGGATGCCCTCATGCCTGTTCGCAGGCTGATGAGCCACGCATAGGCCACCTGTCCCATGATGGTGTCGGGCGACCTGCCGGTGATGTAGTTCAGCCGACGAAGCACGGCCCGCACCTCCCGCCAGGACGGCACCCGCTCCCGAGGAGGATTGTGCGCTGGGAGCTTCAGCGCACGCCATGGGGAAGGCTCTGCACACCATCCCCATTCACGCGCCGCCACCGTCCACACGTTGCGCAGCATGGCCGCGTATCGAACCACGGTTGACCCGCTGACTTCCTGCACCCGCTTGTCGCGCCAGTGGGCAAGATCCTGCGTCGTGATCGCGTGCAGCGGCATCGCGGCCAGCTCGGGGAAGTCTCGGATCGTCGTGCGGATGACGACGCCCTCAAAGACGCGGGAACCCTTCGACGGGGTTACCTCCCGCTCGTACCGCTCCAATGCCTGCCTGAGCGTCTTGTCGGGCCACCGTGAGGCTTTGCCGTCAAGGATGGCCGCCTCCTCTCGCGCAGCCCATGCAGACGCCGCCGCCTTCGTGGCGAAGGTCAGCGACTTGCGCACACCGCGGCGGGCGATCTGAGCGCGCCATAGACCGCTGGGGAGTTTGTAGATTGAGGCCATGGGGAAGACTGCGGGGCCGCTGTGGGGAGCGGTGCGGCCGGTTAGGGCAATCTTCGTCCGGTTTCGATGGGGAGCCGGTGGGCCGTTCTAGGGGGATTCGTGCGGGTACGGGCGGGCATGTCGGGCTTTGGGCAAAGTCCCCCCGGCAGGAATCGAAGTCCCCTCTAAGAAGTGCGTCGTGGGGAATCTGCGGGGGTTGGCACGCGGCTTGCAGGGTGCTACATTCCGCGCAGTGCCAAACGCGAGCCGTTCCCGAGCGGCCGGAAGGGGTAGCTCCCCGGATTCTCCTGCCGGCCTGGGGCGGATAAGGTGGCCGCAGCACTCGAAGACGCCCCAAGCGCTGGGGCGTTTTTCGTGGGCAGTCGTCAAGGAATCCTTGACAGCTCATTCCCTCCTATTCGGCCAGCTATTCACCCAGCCATTCAGCGCCGCTTGCGCAGGAACGTCAGCCAGTCCGCCGCCGCTTCCACGCACCAGAACGGCTTGACCAC